AGCGCAAGCTGCGGGGCCAGCACGTCCGTAAAGGCCGTGGTGAAACTAATCTCCGGCACGGCGTAAGGAACAACCATGTCAACCGCCTGGGCCGATCCAGGGGACGGTGTAAGGATCAATTCCCCCGCCGCCGTCTTCGGATCAATTTCAAAACTTTCACAGACACCAATCGCCCACGTCGCCCAGTTTGGTTCGTTTTGATCCGGCCAAACGGCTCCATTTTGCGAGATAACACCCGCACCCGGAGAAGTGAAGTTGGCCCCGTTAGGAGCAAACCAGAAATGGGAACCGATGTATATTGCTCTTGATGTCCACATAAGTTTTGCTTTTGTTTATTATTGACGTTTTTTGATTAGGAGCCGGGATCAGGCTGAACCTGGAATTCGGGTGGAGTTGTGCCGCCGGCAAAGGCAGCAACAATAGCGTCGATCTGCGCGTTGACCGCGTTTTGTTGCGCAATGGTAATCACGCCGGAAGAGAACAGGGACGAAACCCAAGTCTTCGCATTCTCCACCACGGATTCAACTTCCGGGGCGGCAGAGATCGCGGCTTGAATACCTTGAACGATTAGAAGTAAAGAGGCAGCAGTCATATTTTTATGAGTTTAAAGGTTTATATTGTCAGTGAGTGGAAACCGCGTTCGTCGTTACCGAAGCAGGAATGGATGT